GACCAATCTAAACCGAAGTAGTATGAACTTGCCAATCTATCATTACCTCCTGTAAGATTAGGGTCCGAGGCGTTATTTGACCAACCATACTCTCTAACATTTGGGACCAAATAATATGGTCGTCTCGTTTGTTCTGATAATTCGTTAGATTGTTGCCATTTAATTTTGAATCTATATTTTGCTTTAGTTGGAATACCAATCGTTGGGTCATTAGATAAAACTTTTTCCCCAAACTCATTGGTAACGATGTAATCTAAGTTCATTGGTAATTCTGTCAACCATGAACCATTCCCATCAATGATATTTCCATTTTGTTCCAACCTATATTCTTCTAAAATTGGATTCCCGTCAGAATCGATTTGTATTGTCTGTCTTATTGCCAGTATCTGTCCCGGTCCTGCTTGCAGTTGACATAAATTTCCAAAATTATCTCTTAGTTTTGCACTGAGTCCATCTCTCCCGCCCTTTATTCTAAGTGTGTCAGGTGTAGAATAAATTGACCCTATGAAAACAGATGTTGGTTGAATATCAACATTGGCGTCATCTCTTAAATCAAAATCCAATCTGTTGATGGCTATTTGACATATTGAAGGTTCTCCCCAAAGAGGTGAAATTTCAATCTGTTTATTTATTGAAATAATTTGTGGTAATGAGTTTAAGTCCGTTGAGGTTCTGAAAGTATCACCAGCAACCTGAGCATCAGTTGCCAAACCTATCCTAATCAAATCTTGAGGTGTTAAAGAGAATTCACCTATGTCAGATAAATCCACATCCATCAAGATATTTTGAATACCAAGTGGAACACCCATAATCATGTAATCTCCACTCTCGTTTGTCTTTGCTGTGAGCTTATAATATTTGTCGTAAATGTCCACAACAGTTGTGGCAGTTAAAGCATCTATTCTTGATGGTAATGTTCCTGTGGCAGCATGTTTTGAATATGATTTCTCGTATGGAAGTAGGTTATATCTATAACCATCCTCATTTCTATCATCAACTGACCTATAAGGATAGATTGAGGTTATAATTGGATTTGATTGGTCAACAACATCAATAGGAATAAAAACAGCAACTCGGGCATTAGGAACACCTAATCCATTATTGGCAGTAACTCTACCTACAAGAACACCATAATCAGAGCAAGCTCTAACGTATATGTCTTCTTGTTGAAGTTTGAGAGATAAAATCTCAAGAAATTCGAACTCTTGGTCTATTTGAACGTTTATCGTCTTGTTAACACCGAGTTCGGTCCTAATCCTATACGATTGACCCATTAAGATGTTTAGTTATAAATAGTTAATGTGAATTTTTTTGGGAACACACATTAGAATTATAACTCAATAATGAAATAAATAAACCTGTTAAGATAATGTTACTGTTTGGAAATTCTTCACAGATACTCTGATATCTTTATTAGGGTATCTTATTTGATAGACTTGGTTTGGTTGTGCAAAAATTGTATCATCAACAGGACCAATTGCCTTTGTTTCAGGGTTAGAATATACCATTGATGTTTCAGCAGATGAATATTGTCCTCCAACCTCATTGAACACGTCAACACTTGTTACAGTCAATACCCCATTTGAATTTTGTATTATACTCTTTAATTCTGATAGATATACGTTCTGACCAAGTTGTCTTGTCTGTGGGTTAAAGTAAGCAGAAACTTTATCAATAACATCAGAGATGACCTGTCCTGAGTTTTGTGCCGAGTCTAATACGATTGAAACATCAACACTCAAATCAATAACTTCAGCACTTAAGATTGAAATATAGTCGTTCATCATTCTGTAGTTAGAAAGATAATTTGCAATATTTTGTCTTAAGGTATTTGACACGATACTTGTTAACTTTCCTGATGTGTCATATGATAATATTTGAATCAAAATTTTATTATCATTTTCAGTTATGGATACCTTAGCAGGAGCACCATATTGCGATGGCATGTTTCTCAATATTGACTCATAGTCTTGAACTGTTACCGCTCTTTTCTGTGCTGCGAAGTTGAACGAGACATAGTTTCTAATTTCTTCTAAAGAAGGAATACCCGCCCCACCAATAGCAGCAGTTACGTTATTACATCTCAGAGAGTTTACCACAGCTGAGTTTGTGTTCTCAGAAGGACCATTAACGAAGAAAGTAACTGTTCCAACTTGGTTGATAATATTTGTTCCTAAGTTTGTTGCTAAACCACCCCCAACTCTATATTGAACGAACAGTGTTGAGTTAGGTGTCAGAGCAGAACCTAATGAAAGGTTATTTGAATATTTTTGTAAATCCAAGGTCGCACCAATTGTTGTAAATTGGTCTAAAGCATCTTGGGCTGTGTTTGTTCCACCACCAAAAGTCATTTTCTTAAATCCCTCAGGGGTAAACTCTGTGATGAATCTATTTTGTGTTTGAATATATCTTCCAACTTTGATACCCGGTTGGTCTGATACTTTCGTTGGGTCTTCAACAAATACTCTATCTTCGGCTAAAGCATCGACTTCATACCATCTGTTCTCTAAACCTAAGAATTCTGCGGTTGTTGGAACGTTCGTATATTGTGTTCCGTTTTTCAACAACACACTTGTGATACCTAATACGTTCTTTTCGGGTAAGAATAATTCAAAGAAAGGTTTTACATCGTTTGGTGTAATAACTCTTTTGAATACTTTTGTAATACCATTAACAACAACTTCTCTTTTTGTTATTGTGTAGTTGATAAGAACTCCGTTTGCATTGAAATTTGGTATTTTGAGTCTATTAGGGAATCCCTCTGAGTTGTATGGTGATGCAAAATCTATATCGTTCACATTTTCGAAAACGATACCGGCACCAACTACTTGAGACCCTCTAATTAATGTTCCCAAATATCTTTCATCTTCTTTATCTCCGAACGCAGGAACTGTAACTGAAAAATCTACTAATGCAACAGATGGTCTTTGTCCAGGAATTTTTAATCCATAAGTTCTGGCAATGTTATAGATTGATGATTTTTGTTGTGCATATTGAAGAACAGTCTCTTGGATACTTCTATCAATCTGATAGTTAAGGTTATCCGCAATCGCCGCATTCAAATCAATGAAAACCGAAAATACCGATGCATCGTTAAAATCCTGAATTAACTCAGGATAATACGTTCTAACGTAGTTGAGAAGTTCGGTTCTTACTGCCTGATAATCTCTTGTTGTGTATGATATTTTACGGTTTGCCATCTATCTTAAATATTGATAATTATAAAATCACTCTCACTAAATGTTTGTGAATTTGTTGCATAATCTATTTTGATTTTTGCAGTGTAATCTGCGGTTCCCTTACCAGGTAATCTATAAATGTCATACATTTTAGCATCACCAACTGTTACAGTATTTGTTTGAGTATCTGACTCATTTGCGGGGTCTGCAGGTTCTATGGTTATTTTATTAACTAATAGATTTGGCATGTATCTTTGGATAGAATCCCTAATGTCAGCCTCAATAGCACTAAACGTTAATCCGTCAAAAGGTTCAAATACGAATTCATAAAGTCTTGTTCCAAAATCAGGAAGATAATATCTTGAACCTTTTCTTGTTAACAATAAATGAATTAGGTCAGCCCTAACTTCTTGTCTTTGAAATTCGGTTAGTTGTAAATAATCCCCTTTCGTTGAATCCTGAAATGGGAAATTTAATCCATATGTAACTCCATCTGCCATATGTGATAAATATACTTGGATTATTTTTTTCTTAAATAGATATTACCCTTTTGAGCCTTTGGTTCAAAAGGACAATGTCTACAACCATTACCACAACAGTATCCCCTTTCTATATGATATTCCTCAGTAAATACTGTTCTACCATTTTCTTCATAAAAATGAGAAGGGAGAAGTTTTGGCTTCTCCCTTTTTATATTTTGTAATTCCATTTTATACTAATGTAATTTCACATGCTCCTCCAGCACAAGCTGCTTCACCTCTCAAATCAGTATCATCATCCATTTCAATAATTTTGGATAAATCAACATCTTTAAGTGTTTCCATTAATTCTTCATACTTTTCTTTGGTGCAGTCTTCAAATGGTGCTTGAATATATGTTCCTCCATCATAAGGGAGAACTGATAATCCATTATATGCTTCTCTATTATCCCACATCCACTCACCGACTGCTGGCCACTCATGTTCTCTAATTGAGATGGTTGCCGATACGTTATGAGCGTTGTTTCCATTTCTATGCCCTGGTTTAATCCACTCTTGTTGAACTTTCTTCACTCTCTCCAACAATTGAATTGGTGATTCGTTTCTTAAGATTGACCCCTCAGGTGCTTTCTGTGGAATTCCAATAACCGCTGTGTCATGTGGTCTAAAGTATTCATCTTCAACTAATTCAGGGTGATTAGTCTTTAAGTGTGAATAAATCGCTTCGTTCTTTCCAACTCTAACTCTTCTGATATAATAATCATTATGCCAAGCGTGGATACCTGAAGATGTTCCTAATGTTAAAGATGTTGTTCCCGCAGGTTTAACTGTTGTTGTTCTTGCCGAAGGATTAATCTTTATTAACTCAGCAACTCTTTTGTTTTCTTCTTTAACTACCTTAGCCGCAGATTTCATATTCAAACCTAAAACCGCACCTGAACCGATACCTGTCATTGAAATTCCAATTAACGCATCTTTTTCAGTTGTTCTTTGCCAAATTGGTCTTAAATAGTGAAAGTCTGTGTATCCTGCCTGTAATGTTCCGATAAAAGAAGCTGCTCTAACTCTATCTTCATAATCTTCTTGAGATACAACGTTAGATACGTTAACCTCTGTAAGGTTACAGAATTGGAATGGTCTTAATGCGATTTCACAACAAGGATTTGTTCCCCAATCTTTATCGTTTGATAAGTAGATACCAGGTTCACCCGCTCCACTTGCTTCAATTCTTTTCCAAAGGTCCATGAAATAATCCTTTGTGATTTTGTGTCTCATTAAAACTGCAGAGTTATTAGCTCTACCTCTTTGTGGATTTGTTTCCCACCATGCTCCACTCTTACAACCAATCATTTCTTCGTCAGTTGCCGAGAACAATGAGATAAGTGCCGCTCTTCTGATACCACCAGCCAATACTGCGTCTGCAATATGACAAACCATATCATGAACTTCGATTGGTCTTAGTTTGTCACCATTTTCTTTAGAATCAAGAATACCTTCCAATTTGATAAGACATTCTTTAAGTGGTTGAGCACCAGGTGCTTTACCTCCTGAAGTAACAAGTCTTGCTCCTTTAGGTCTGATGTCTGAAAAATCAAATTCAATTTTTGAACCACCGAAGAAATATGATTTAACCAACACTTTAACAGCGTCAGCCCATCCTTCGATTGAGTCAGCAACCAACCATCTTCTTCCTCTTTCTTTATTTGGTTTTCTAATTTCAGGAAGAACATCAACGTGATGTTTCTGAACTGAATAACCTACACCTGTTCCACCTAAAAGTAAGAACATGATTTCAGAGAATACTCTCCAATCATCAATCGGTGCAAAGGCACAATTGTAAATTCTGTTAGGTGAAATTTCAATTGGTTTACCCGCGAACTGCATTGACCTCATTGAAGGTAATACTTGCTTTCTGTAAACATACATGTAATTCTCTCTAATCTCTTTTTCGATTTCTGGATACTGCTTAATGTGCATCTCCATGTTTCTTGTGACAAGTTCTTGCCATGTCTCTCTTCTCTTTAGTTCTGGAATATACTTAGCGTATTTCATATACACTGTAATTT